AATGGCAAATGAATAAAGATCTGACCCCGAAAGGTGAATCAAATGCATGGGGAGCATTTCTGCCTAGGGCTGGTAAAGATAGACCAACTCCACATACAAAAACAAATGAGTGTGACCATTGAGTGATTTTGAAAGAATAGAACAAATAGAAAGACATCCTTCTATTGAACTTTCCGATGAAATGATTAAATCTAGATGGATTAATTTGCATAACAAACCCCCATTAATTCCAATGAATATTGAAGCTGCTTTATTAGAGAAGCAAGTCAAAGAAAAAGGTATGCATCCAAAGAAAAATAAAAGGACAAAATGCAAAGAATAACAGCAGGTGAACTCTCTCAAAAAGCAATGTCGGATACAACAAATTATAATTTGTTGGAATTAGGCCATGCTATTTGTGAAGGAATTCCAAAAGAATTAATAGAATGTATTGGTATTTATAAAAATATAATTGATGAAGAGGAATTTTGTATAGTAAGACAAAAGGCTACAGATCCATTAATTACACCTCTATTAAGATATAAATATTTCGGTTATCCATATCTACCAAAACCTAGACCAGATCAAAATGTATTTTTATATAATAAACCAAAAGACTCAATAGTAAAAAGATTATGGACGTTGCCTTCAGATGCAAGAATGGCACAACTTGCTTCAACAAATTCTCCAGTTCCTAAAGAATATGAATTAATGCAAGCTTGGTCAATAGCATTTTTTAAGGGAACATTTTGGGAATTTATACGCTATCAACATCAAATAGATATGCCATCTGAGCATGAATATTTTCTACAACATAGAGAAGAACTTATCAAGGCTGGTTGTAAGATCCCTGATTCTAACTTCTCCGAGCCCTTTGACTTTAGTAAAATCGCAATCGAAAAGATCATAGATACGCAAGCAGCCGTGGTTAGTTAATGCTCTTTCTATATTTTTTGTTAAACAAAGCACAGAAATAGGAACATCTGCCATTAGATAATTCAATGTTTTTCTATAATATTCAAATTTTTTTACAACTTCTTCCTTTATTTTTTTCATCTTTACATCATATTCAAAATTATTATTTACACTGTCAATATTATCCGTTACATTATTATTATTTAATTCATTCATAAAAGGACTCCAAAATGACGATTAATGCTGTTGAAAATATACAAACAAACTCTGAAGTAGAAGATAAAGTTGACACAAATTTAGTACAACAAAAAATTGATACAAATTTGAGTCAAAATAAAGAAACACAAGAAAAAGAAACACACGAAGATCCTAATTGGAAAGCTTTTAGAGAAGCAAGGAAAAGAGATAAATCTGAAAGAGAAGCAGCTGAAAGAAGAGCAGCTGAAAAAGAAGCAGAAGCAACTGCATTAAGAGCAGCAATGGAAGCAGCATTTGCAAAAACATCTAATTCATTTGAAAATAGAAATCAATATACAAATGATCAAATAGAAGAATCTGAAGATGAAAGAATTGAAAAAAAAGTTCAATTAGCTATTGCAGTCAGGGAAAAGGCAGCAGAAAAAGAAAGATACGAAAGAGAAAAACAAGAATTGCCTCAAAGGTTATTGCAAGCTTTTCCTGATTATAATCAAGTTGTTAGTGAAGAAAATGGAGCATATTTAGAATATCATCATCCTGAATTATATAGATCTTTATTAAGACAACCTGAAAATTTTGAAACTTGTTCTGATATTTATAAAGTAGTTAAAAAACTTATTCCTAATTCAACAACATCAAAAAAAGAAACAATAAAAGCGGAAAATAATTTTAATAAGCCTAAATCAATATCTTCTACAAGTATAACACAACAAGGTGAATCAATTGGAAGTGCAAGATTAACAGAAGAAAGAAGATCTCAGAATTGGGAAAGAATGCAAAAAATACTAAAGGGAGTTAATTAATATAAAACACTATTGTAAATAATTATTTTAATTTGATACATTCTATTTAGCAGATCTGAAAGGGGAATTCGCTATCCTCTAAGAGCCTACGCCTCTCCAACGTAAGAAGAAAATATAAATTTATTTTTTATCTTACTTGGAGATATATCATGTCATTCTCTACAGGAATTACTGGCATACAGAATATGGCCCCTGAGTTGCCTGTGCAGGCATCTGAGGACTTGTTAAGTACCCCTATGTTCAATTTGATCCACTCATTCGGAGTCGATCTTCATCATGCCGAAAGTTATATCGGTAAAACAACCCGTATGTCTAGATTTGAACGTTTATCAACTGATGGTGGTCAATTAGATGGTTCTGGTATTGATCCAGCATCAGAAGTTCCAGTTCGTACAGATATTGACGCAACAATGGAAATCTATGCAAAATCTATCGTTACTAACGAGCAGATTGTTTTATTTGAGAATTCTAAAACATTAACTAAGTTCACTGCATTACTAGGGCAGTGGTTAAGGGAAAAAGAAGACTTGCTTATGCGAGATCTCTTCTCAAGTTCTGTTTCCTACATCAACGCAACGGGTGGTTTGAACGGTGATCAACCTTCAAACATATCATTGAACGATGTTAATAACATTGAAAACATTCTTCTTGGTAATGACGCTCGCAGTATGCTTACAAACTTAGAAGCTACTCTAAAGTTTGCTACAGGTGGTGTGAGAGATGCTTTCATAGCATTAGCAAATACAAATATTTGTGCAGACTTGCAGAAAGTGCAGGGTGTACTTTTGAAATCCGCGTACCCAACTCAAGAAGGTATTAGACCAGAAGAATACTGCTCAATTTCTAGATTCAGGTTTTTTGTTTCCTCTAAAGCTGCAAAAATTCCTGGTATTTCGATGCTTGGAAGAACTGTATATACAATTCCTATGTATGGTTTAGAGGCCGCAGCAAAGATAGAACAAAATAATTATACAGCCGTGATTGGATATCGTCCACCTTGGGTTGTATCTTCTGTTGCTCAAAACAGTCAGCTATATGCCAAATTTGCTATCGCAAGAGCGATTACAAATCAAAACTGGATATCTGGATTGAATGTAACTACATTCCAACCATCATAAGGAGATAAGTCATGGCTTTTACTATTTTAACAGGTGGTTCATTCACTTCCACAGGTGCAGGAGTTAAAATTCCTTTACCTAGTTCGGCTGATTACTTTATTACAAATAATGTAACTCAAATGCCATTAGCTCCAGCAACACCAGTGGTAATTAAAGCGGAATGGTTTGGACCTAAATTTGGTTTAGGTCAAACAGCTGCTAATAATGGTATACGTTGGAAAAAATCAGCAAATACAAGTGTAATTAACATCGATACATTTGGCACATCTACAGCATCTAATGGTTTTACATATGTAACATCTGCGCCAGTTATTGAAGCGCAAGCAGCTAATGCTATTACAGCAATTACAGCAGCTTCACCTGCAGTTGTTACTCAAACAAATACATATTCAGAAAATGATATTGTTTATTTGTATAATACTACAGGAATGCTTCAGATCGCTGGGATGCCATTTCAGATTAGCACTGTTTCAGGATCTGGATATACATTAATCGGTTTAAGAGCAGCAGGCTTTGCGGCTGCGGCAACCGCTGGTTTCACACGAAGAACTTCTAAGTTTAATGCAGTAGAACCTGAATTTCTTTATATAACTGAGATTACTCAAGCAACACAAGCCGTTGTTAGAACTTCAGTTGATCCAACTCAGCATTATGTTGTTGGTATGAAAATTCATTTCAGTGTTCCTGGATCATTTGGAATGTATCAAATTAGTGGATTAACAGGAAAAATATTAGCTGTATCAGCTGCTAACTACACAGTTACCGTTGATATTGATACAACTTCATTTAATGCGTTTGCATTTCCTGCATCTACTGCATCACCTACAGCTCAGTTGTTTGCTACTTATGCACCAGCTGGTGCGAGCACACAATTTGATCCTGTGACTCTTGTTCAAACTGGCTATGACTTTCAGAAGCAACCATTTAGAACAGGTGAATTCACTCCGTATATGTTTTTGTCCGGTGGCGCCCAAAGTCCTGCAGGAGCAGCTAGCGACCAGATTAATTGGATCGCCTACAAGCTGGAAAATTAGATAAATAGAATATAAGGCATGGGGACATATTGTCCCCATACTTCTAAGGGATTTTTAAATGCCAAATCAATATCTTCCAGGAGTTATACAGATTCCAAGTACATTGCTTATTATAGGAATGACACAAGCATTCCCTCTGGTAGTTACTTTTACCGTTCCTGAGACTGGATCTAATACATATGTAGTTAATCAATTAGTTAGATTATTTGTCCCTAGAACATGGGGTATGTACCAA